CCTAACAATTCCGTCTATCTCGGCATGGGAACGGGGGGCTTCGACAACAGCGACTCAAACTCAATCGTGATCGGGTACAAAGCGATTGGAGCGGGGGCAAATACCGCCGTGATCGGATCGGCTGCAACAACGGACGTGTATTTCGGCTCATCCACAGGCGCGGCTAAAATTCATGGGAGCCAGTTGAATCTGATTGCGGCGAGAAAAGGGACGTTCGTGTGTACTGCGGGGGGAACGATCACAGTCGCCAATTCAAACGCCGTAGCCACCTCGGACATTGTGATTACCATGAACACGGCGGGGGGCACCGTGACAACGCCGCCAGCGTTCAAGACTCCCGGCAACGGAACCAACTTCACAGTGCTCTGCGGGGCGACGGACACAAGCACTTACAACTACCTGATTCTCGACTAGGAGGCTGCATGCTCATACTTAGCTTTGCCGCCGTATTGATCTACGTCGCTTTGATTGTTCTGAAGGCGAAGTTCGAGATCGAAGAAGACTAGGTAACGCAGCTGAATACATCTGAACGGTACCTAATCGTCAGATGGGAGGTAATTCGGGGCATGAGCAGGACCGGCATCTACGATAGAGGTATAGGCCAAAGGAGGGCCTGAGCAACATGGCAAACAATCTCAGGCCCGCATCTTCGATCAACGACCTCAGAACGACGGCTCACATGGCTCTATCGGCGCGCCTTGAGTCCCTCGACCTGACGCCGTTGCTTATCAGGACGCTAGGCAGCAATCTCCCCGCATCCATCCTGCCCTACTTGATATGGGAACTCGACATGATGATTCCCAGCGTCCCGATGCAGGCGTTGGGCGTCACATCACAGACCATCATCCAGAACGCGCTTCCGCTCCACAAGGTCATGGGAACACCGGGAGCAATCGTCCAGGCTCTCGGCCTTTGTGGATTCACTGCGACCTGCTATGAGGGGCAGGCATCGTGGGGTGGATCGTCATATCCTGCTAATCAAGGATGGGCAGTATTCCGCGTGGGGGTGAACGGATCAGGTCAGGCACCAATAGGTGTAATCAATGGCATCAACCGGTCTTTCAACCTTCCTGCGGCGCCAGTCGGAAACTCGTTGCGAGTCTTCTACAACGGAATACTTCAGCCAACCACGGCCTACACCACCTCGGGGACGGGACTCACAACTTCTTTTTCGCCAGCAATGGACTCGTCTTTTTGCGTCCTGTTGCGCAAGGCAGCGGATGGAACTCCACTGTATTTCGATGCGGTGGTGCCGACCGTATCGGGATCGAATCTTGTACTGCCAAATGCCCCGATTTCCATTGAACTCTACCGCAATGGGATGTTTCAGAGTTTTGGTGCGTCTCCAGATCAACTCGGATACATGGCCACAATTATCAACTTCTTCAAGCCAGCGCGGTGCTTGCTCGATTCCGTTTTTGCAGAGGGAGGAAAAGATTACTACATTCTCGACGGAAACGTCATTGTGCCGTCTGTGCCGATAGGCAGCGCATCTTTCGTCGCGTGGGGAACGTATGCGGGAACCGGCTCAGAACCGAACTTTGCGGATTGGATCACCCCGACCGGGACATTGAACGGGACCAATAAAGTTTTCACTCTTCCACAAGCTCCGAGTCCTGCTGACAGTCTCAGGCTGTACCGAGGATGGCAAGTACTGATTCCGGGGGGCGTTGACTTCACACTGAGCGGCGCAACGATCACCTACACCATCGCCCCGGCGCCCACGGCCACGCATCTAGCCTTTTACCGCTACTAGGGTGCGGTACAATCGCATTGACGGGTACAGAACCAGTCTGACTCGCCACAGGACCTTGATAAGAGGCTCAGTGGCGAGTCTTTCACTTTGGAGGGAACACTGATGGAAACGAAGATTGAACCGAACGAAACCGCTATTGTGACCCCTGTTATGCTGCCAGCCTGCCCGTATTGTGCAGACGATCCGGCCCGGCTCTCGATTATGAACCAGATCTTTCCTGGCGGCATGATTGGCGCCATCATCTTCTGCGGGAACCCGGAGTGCCGGAAGATCATCTCGACTCAGATCGTTGGGCGCATCGAGCAACAGGCACCGAATCAGGACTCGAAACCGCAAGAGGCCGTAGTTGCTGGCCCACAGTTGGTGAAGTCTCCGGAGGCCCTGTGAATCGATCAGTAAAGCGCATCATCGCCCTCGCCGCTCTCTGGCTTTGCGCAGCCTTTGCCATCGCCCAGGCTCCCATCGGAGTTTGCATCAACAATGTCGCACAGACCATCTCAAACGGCGTCATTGCTCCGATTCCCTACGCCACCGTTGCGCTCTGCACACCAGGCTCGACAGCTGCCAATTGCGTGGCGAACAAAGTCAACATCTTCACCTCGACAGCCCTCAGTACGGCAACCCCTACAAACCCATTCACGGCCGACGCTGGCGGCAACTACTTCTTCTGTGCGGCGGTAGGGCATTATGGGGTCCTGATTTCATCGTCCTATGGGACATATTTCGTCAATGACCTTGCGCTGGTAGACGACTGGTCGAAGGGCGGCGTAATGTCCGGGGGCTTAGTGGTCCAAAGCATACTGGCCGCAGAGTCGGCAATTACCTCTGGTGGAGGATACTCGTTTGTAGGGGATGGTGGGGCTGATACAGGCATGTTTTCTCCTTCCGATGGGATATTGAACTTTTACGCAAATGGCGTAAATCAACTTCACATAACCGCTTTATCTGCGCAACTGAACGGAAACGCGAGCACGGCCAGCGCCCTTGCATCCACCCCGACAGCATGCAACCCAGCATCATACTTCGCCTACGGTATCGCATCCAACGGAAACGCTCTGTGCAATGCGCTTCCCACGCCCGCAACCATCTACTATCAGACCGTGCAGGAGGCAGGATCAGGACTCGCGCAACAGCCTGTGCTGAACTTCGATTCGACGGTAGTAGCCACGAATGGGTCTGGCAAGACAAATGTAGGACTTCCGAACACTGGCACGGCCGGCACGGTGACCAACCCCTCATCTATTACCACTGATGCCCAGGGCCGCGTTACATCGGTATCTAGCGCGGTCACTTCCCGAACATGTACCAGCAGCATTGCCAACTCCACCTACGCTTGCTACCGCATCTTTGCCGACGGAACTATTGAGCAATGGGGAACCTCCAATGTTTTCGGCGGAACTGTGGCGACTGACATCTCGATCACCTTCCCTATCTCTTTCACCAGCGTCAACTACGTTGTCCCTAGCTTCACATCTGAATACTGCACGGGATCATCGGGAACATGTAGCGGGACTCACCCATTCACCTGCTCAGTCGATAAAGCTTCTGGTGGAATCACGACATCGGGTATTACCGTTTGGTTCGACGGCAACGGCAACACTATTCAGCAAGGCCAGTGTGCGTGGCGCGTAATCGGCTACTAAAAATTGGAGTTATGGAGCGGGACAAAGATGGTTGAGCGCAGAACGAACGTAAGCCAATTCGCGGGAGTGAACGCTCTCCAAAAAGACATTGAGCGGCTAACCAAAGAGCGTGACGCCTTCGCCAAAGAGCGAGAGAATGCGCAGACAAGGCTACTCGAAGAGCATGGCGTAGCGCTGGCAGCACTGAAGACCGACCTTACTTTGATGGTAGAGCGCACGAAGGATCTTCCTGCTGCTATCGAAAAACTTAACACTCGACTGACCTCCCAGGAACGGTGGAAGATCCTCATGACCGGTTACGCGGCCGCCTTTGGCATCATGGGAGCATTCCTGGGATGGGTTACAAATTTGATCTTCCGCGCGCACTAAAACGGGTACGCCATGGATATACCGAGTCCCAATCCGGAATGGCCCCGCGATCTTCCGCAACCCGACGACCTATGAGGGCAACATGAACAGCTTTCCAAAGATCGACGTACTGGCTGCCTGCGCAAAGTATGGCCCGGTATTGAAAGTCCCGACAGGACTCGACGGTGAACGTATCATGGCCTCCCTGGCTTCTAACGAGAGCAGCACTGGCAACGACTGCGGGCCGCGGCATGAACCCGCATACGACGTAGGCGGTTCGGTATGGGCTTCGAGTCCTGCGCAGCGCGCGCTCGTGGCCCAGTACGGTCGTCTCGGGGCCTCCAGTTTTGGCCCATGGCAACTCATGCTTATCAACTACCCAGGGTTCTCGCCGGCAGAACTAGAGATCAACCTCGACGACTGTGCCCGCGGATGCGTCAGCCACTTCAATTCCTACGTGGCGCACTTTGAGCCCAAGAACCTCGTGGAGATCGGTCAAATCTGGAACCTCGGCCACAAGACGGTCAACCCTACGGCTGGCGTTATCAAATACTGCGCCGATTTGCAAAAGGCGTACGATTATTCTGTGAAGCAACCCGCTTCGGCGGTATCCTAAAGCGAAGAGGGCAGCATGAAGCTACCTGAGCCCTTCTGGGCAGTTCTACTCGCAGTTCTGGGGGTGATCGTTGCATTGGCCGTCCTTTTTCACCCGGACCCGGTCGCAGTTGGAACCGCCGTCCTCGCAATCGCCTCCAACCTCGTCAGCGGCGCCCTCGGAGCCTTTGCCGGTCATGCAAGCCAAACCAGCAACTCCACAGGACCCAACGCAACAATCAACAACCCTGGAGCCACCTTTCCCGGTGACGCAAACAAGTAGCGCCAAGGAGGCGCAAGACATGGGATTTTCAATCAAGGCAGTCATCAGCGACATTGAAGGCGGAGCGAAGACCTTCGTCAGTTTCCTGACCAAGGAGTATGCATCGTTCTACAAGAACGAACCCACTCTGATTCAGGTCATCGACACCACAGTGAACTATGCGGAGGATGGTCTTGCCATCGTTCTTCCGCTGGCCGGAGCTGGCACGCTGGCTGGCCCAATCGATGCCATCGTGGAGGAGGCGGTAACCGACCTCAACCGTGCCTCGGCTTTGGTGTACGACTTTGGCCCGAGCCCCACCGCAGCTTCGATCTTCGCCGCTGTGCAGACTAACCTTGCGGCTTTGGAGACGGCGGGACACATCACGAACCCGGCCACAATTGCCAAGGTCAAGCTGATCATTAATGCTATCGGCACGGTTGCACAGTTGATCGCCAAGGCGGTTTTGGCGGCCTCAGCACCAGCTCCGGTAGCCTAACAGTCTGCGCGGCAGCGCCAGCAATTCTCCTAGCGGGCTATCACCAATGTAGCAGCGCCGAGAACGTAAGCGGGCCGCGCAAAACACATTGCGCTGCTTAGACACGAAACGGGAAGCAGCGCAATTTTACGCGATGGGCGGTTCTCTGGATGGATTTGGACCGCCCGATTTTTCAGAGGTACACCATGAGCAAAGATCCAAACGTAATCCCCGCACCGAGCGCATGAGCTACAATCAAGGCTGCGCTCAAGTTCATTTTCGCAAAGTCGAAGCCATGATTGAATTCCTGAAAATCCTATGCTGGGGACTACGGAAAAAAGGGTCTCGCTGGACATGGAAGCGCTGCAAGCTGGGAGTTTGGGGATACACGCATCGCAAGTGCGTTCTGTGCGGAAGAGTCAAAGCGCTCAACTCCGGAAATCGCTGTGATTCCTGTATTCGTGCCTCATGGAGCGGAATCATAGAAGCAATCGACAAGGTGGAGGAATCATGAAAACGACAGAGCTTATCGAATTGCTCAAGACACAAGATGTGACCAAAGATCAGGGATACACCCTGCTGATTGAGGATTTGGAAGAAGCCACGAAGTTTACGGCGGGGTCTGTTGCCGATCCAATGCCGCAGCAGTTGACTCGTTTCTTCATATACCAGATTCAGGAAGTTCTCTTGCCTGTCATCGCCAATCTTCGGCAGGAACTGAAGCAGGTACAGCGCGCCGGTCAGATATTCAAAGACGAACTCGACCAGCGAGATGCAAGCGTTAACAGCATCCTGAAAACCGAGGCTGATGTGTATCTGAACAACCGGATTGACGGTGCCTTGAAAATGATCGAGTCCCATCACCACGACTACGAGATAGACAGCGCACGTGTGCGGAACGGGTTGCAAGAGCAGATTGACGCGCTCAAAAAGCAAGCGAGACGCGGCGGATCGGTCGTGTAACCATGACCATATTCTGGCGACGTGTCCTAGCCTTTTGGCTTTCCCCATCCGCCATCCTGTGCGGCATCATTGGGTGGGCCGCGTGGCAAACTTACCCGCACATCATCGTGGCCACGGACAAGTGGGGCAACGCGGCACCTGACCTGAAGCCAACGCTTGACCATCTCAACCGCCCATGCAAAGGCCCGGCAGGCCCCGACGCTTGCGGGACACTGGCGCAGATCAACAAGACAGTTATTACAGCCGGGGACGCCATCGTGCGCACTCAGTTAATTGAGCGCGCCGCCCAGCCGCACATCATCTCCGCCATGGACGAGTTCGGCCAGACAGCCAAACATCTGAGCAGTACATCTGATTCTCTCAAGGGGACCGCAGACGCTCTCACCGGCACGGCCCAAGGCGCTACCGCAACGCTGGCAGAGGGCCAACGTACCATTAAGGCCGTACAGCCGCTCCTGAGCCAACTGACAGCGAACGGCGCATCCCTACAGGCAACTACGGACACGCTGAACGACGTTCTCAAGCGTCAGGCGATCGGAAAACTGCTCGACAACGCGGCAGGAATATCAGGCGACTTCAGGACCATCGCAGACAAGGCCACTGCCGACTTCATCCGTCCTGTCCCATGGTGGCAGCAGCCTATCAAAAAAAGTAGTCAACTCATCGATATTGGAGCCGCCATCGCGCGGCACACCCCTTAGGAGTCAAATTCAACATATGGAGGATTGCAGAGTAGCCAGAGCATAAAGAGGTCAGTCTTTCGGGACTGGCCTTTTTATTTGATAAATATCCTAAAGTGAAGCAAATTCTGATTTATAATGCAGAAATGATCGACTTATCAACCCGCCTATTGCTCCTCAACCGCAGGACCCGGATTCAGCGTCCTGTCGAGAATCTGAATGCTTATCAAGAGGTCTACACCTCACTTTCCAGCCTCCAAGATGAAGCAGTGATGTGCCCCCGGTCGATGAAAGAGCCGATGCGGGAGGCCATGGAGCGCGTCCGGGCTGAGGTGGGCGACTTGGATGAGTTCGTGGCCCGCGAACTGGAGTATTCCTCCGTCAAGGAGATGCAGAGCTACTTCATGGGCCTCCAGGTCGATTCGATTGCCCTGGCCATATGGCAGATCAGGAAGAAAAAGGCTTTAATAAGCTCCGATCAGACCGGCGTTGGAAAGGGCAGAGTAGCGGCGGCCGTCTGCCGGTGGACGATCATTCACGGACTTCTGCCGATCTTCGTCACCTACTCGGATACGCTATTCACCGACTTCCAGCGCGATCTTGACGACATCGGATTCGGTGCGAGCGTATGGCCGCTGCTCTTCAATGCTGGGGCGTCCATAACCGAGCAGGCAACAGGACGCAAGATATTCGCCAACAAGAGCAGCATGAAGGGGGTCCTGACCCGTATATCTGAGACTGGAGAACTTCCCCGCGCCCGCAATGCCGTATATCTGACCTACTCGCAGATCAACACGATCAACATCCAACAAGAGGCCCTGCGTCGGTTGGCGCCGAAAGCCATCTTCATCTTGGACGAGTCACACAATGCAGGCGGTGACGAGTCGAACACGGGAGCGTTCTTCCAAGAGGTTCTTCCCGCGGCGCACGGCGTGATGTTCCTGTCGGCAACTTGGGCGAAGCGTCCAGACAATATGACGCTCTACGCGACAAAGACAGACATCTCGATTGCCATTCCCGACAGCCAGCGCGTCTCTGACGCCATCCGCGCCGGCGGTCCACCCCTACAGACTGTCGTGAGCCATCAACTCGCCCAGACCGGCCAGCTTGTGCGGCGGGAGCGGTCCTTTGAAGGCATCAGCATACTGAACTTCATTGACGACCGGAATCAGCTTTATCAAGAGCAGATTTGCGACGATGTGACGGAAGTCCTGCGCGCCATCTTCAAAGCGGATCAGGACTATCACCAGAATGACTTCGAGACGCTGCGACTCCAGTACAAGAAGCGGCGCATCAAGATCTACCACCACAAGTTCAGCGCCATCGTCCACAACATCGTCAAGCAGTTCTTGCTGGCCCTGAAGTCGGACGCCGCAGCGGATTGCGCCATTGAAGCACTCGGACGCGGAGAGAAGCCGATTGTCGCCCTAGAGAGCACGATGGGCGCGTTCCTCGACAGCTACGTGAGTGCGGCGAACTTGAGCGAGGGAGAAGTGCTCGATAAGCTCTCGTGGTCCACCATACTCAGGCGCGCGCTCGACAGGACCCTCCACTACACCATCAAGACCTCAATGGGCAATGACCGCCAAGAGTTCCCGCGCCATCTGCTCTACGTCGAAACAGAAGCGAAATACCGTGAGGCTGAGCGGCTTCTGGACGCTCTTGCGGTAACGCTGCCGGTGTCGCCTATCGATTGGATCAGGACTCGTATCACGCAAGCCGGCTTTACCGTGGCAGAGATCACGGGGCGTTCCTACCGAATCAACTACGCGGGTCCCGTTCCGGTCCTGTCTTCGGTCCCGGCCAGCGAGCGCAAGGACCGCGTACAGACTGGCAGTCTGTTTAATAACGGCGGCGTCGATTGTCTCATCCTCAACCAGGCCGGTTCTACGGGAATCAGCCTTCACGCCTCCGAGAAGTTCAAAGACCAGCATCAGCGGCACATGATCGTTGCGCAGCCAGCCGGCGACGTGAACGTGTTCATGCAGATCCTCGGCCGCTCGAACAGGACAGGACAGATGGTCCTGCCGCGGTACACCATGCTCTCCCTGGCCATCCCCGCAGAGATTCGCCCGGCCATCAGCCTCGCCAAGAAACTGAAGAGCCTGAACGCCAACACGTCGAGCAACACGCGGTCGGCAATGTCGATTGAGGCGCCAGACATGATGAACAAGTACGGCGACAAGATCGTGGCGGAATGGCTGCACGAGAATGAGCAGATTGCCCGTCTCATGGGCCTCACGATGGACAAGTCGGAAGAGGAAGGGGGTACTCCAGAGGAGGACCTGGCGCGCACGGCAACAGGACGCTCGGCATTGCTTCCCGTCAAAGAGCAGCGCGAGTTCATGGAGACGATCACCGAAAGCTACACGGACTACATCGCCTACCTCGACGAAACCGGGCAGAACGACCTTGAACCCAAGACATACAACTTCGATGCAGAGCAGAAGACCTCGCACGTCATATATGTTGGGTCTGATCCTTCATCGCCATTCGGGGAAGATGCCATCTTCGGAACCTACTCAATCAAGCGTCAAGGCAAGTCCTACACCCCGGAAGAGGTCGAGGAACTCATTGCACAGACTTATGGTCCTGACCTCATGAAGTACGAGCCATGGCAGCGGGACACGTACCACGCGCGGGCCTTGAGCGCACACCTTGAGGGCTTGTTCAAGCCATACATTGAGGGCGTGGAAGCCCCACACATCTTTGATCGAGCGCAGAAAATCAGGGAATGGTCACGGTCGATATTGAACGACTTCCGAATGGGAACAGGACTCAGAATCGAAATCAACGGAGACACCTACAACGGCATCATCTACGACATTCGCGGCCGCAAGAAAGTAAGCGGAAACCCCTACGCTCCCAGTTCGCTGAAGTTCTACATTGCAGTCAACGGGCCTTTGCGCGAGGTGCGCGTCCCTGGCTCTCAGATCAAGAAGATCACGCTGTCGAACCTTGGACGCAATGCGGATATTGCTGAACTGTTTCAGGACTATCTAAGCGACACTCGGCAGCGCGCCAAGATCATCACCGGGAATCTATTGGGGGCCTACGGGCAGTTGAAGCCGGGCAGCAAGGGAAGAATTATCACGTTCACAAAGCATGAGGGCGGCACAGAGCAGGGAATCTTGATGCCAGCACGGTTCGATTGGGAGAAGGACGTAACCCCGCAGAAGCTCGATTGAGTCCTGCGGGGTGTTGGGTTCCTATGCGTCCTCTGCGGCTTCCCCGGTGACGTAGGAATACGGATCATCATTCAACTCTTCTTCTGACACTTCCTCTTGCTCTGCGAACAGTCCGGCATTGCTTGCCAGCGCCCGGTAAAGGTTGCGGCACGCCTGATTGTAGTAAGACTTTTTCAGTTCACTTCCAAGGAACTTGCGGCCCATCTCCAGAGCAACAAACCCTTCAGAACCGATGCCAGCGAACGGACTCCAAACCACATCGCCGGGATTCGTCCACAGTTTGACGGCGCGGCGGATAACTTCAAGCTGCAAAGGGCAGATGTGGCGTTCGTCGTTGTGTTCCCGAGCCGAACGATATTGCAGCGTATCCGATGGGTTTATGTCCATCCAAATCGGGCTGGCATACTGCTGCCACAGTTGGACGGGAAACTCCTCGGCGGTGTGTGCGCAGCGTTCGGGATTATCCCCCGGCTTCCTCATGGTCACAAGATAGTCAGGCACGCCCTGGCGGCTCATGGTAGAGTCCTTGCGAATCTGCTTGTGGAGTAGCCCGAGAGCCTTCGTACGCTGCATGGCGGTAACTGGGTCTTTCCAGATGCAGACCTCAGAATGGTAGATGAACCCCACTTCCTCAAATGCGCGGATGATCTCGCCCCTGAAGTCCCGCAAGCCGATATGACCATCCCTGACCTTTGACGTAGGCAGGTTCATGCAATGAATGGAAACCAACCTGCCGGGCATCAATGCGCGGTACTGCTCTTTGATGAGGAAACGGTAGTGGCGCCAGAACTCGTCATGGTCTTTGCTGTTTCCCAAGTCCCGCTCCGAATTGCTGTATGTGTAGAGTGAAGCGAACGGAGGCGAGTAGACGGAATAGTGGATGCTGTTGTCGGGAAGCTCCCGCGCAAGATCAACGCAGTCAGCAAGGTGCATTGTCCAGTTTTCGGAAGTCTTCACTTCGCGCTCATAGGTCGATTCGCTGCGCACGGTGCCTACCAGATTCATGCGTGTCAAGTCCTGCATGTTTTCCTGCATCTCTTCTGCCATCTGCTCTGACTCCCTTTCTTTACGCTTCAGATTTTCAAGTACGTTTCCCTCTGTCGATGCTGCGATGATGTGAACGTGGACGGGTTCATCCTGGCCAAACCTCCAGCATCGCCGGATTGCCTGAAAGAACTGCTCCCATGAGTCGTTGACTCCGGCAAAGATCATGTGTGAGCAAACCTGATAATTCACACCGAAACCCAAGATGGAACTCTTGGATGTAAGGCGCCCGATCTCGCCTTGCGCGAACCGCAGCGACGTTTCTGCCTTGTATTCTGGCGTGTCAGATCCAGTTAACTCCACGCCCCCAATCGCTTTGACTATTGCTTCGCTCTCCCGGTTGAGATTCGTCCAGATAAGCCAAGTCGCTCCCGGATCATCGTCCACGATGGCCTTGACCTCCGCCACCCGATCATCGACAGTGGACCGGCGCGCCGCCAGTCGTTCGCTCAGTGTCTCGGCTGGCATAGCGAATAACATCCCCTCGC